GTATCTTTAGGCTTCACGCCTTTAATATCTTTATTGAATTTGTTTTCTAAATCGGCATTAAAGCCTCCTATTACATTTACTTCAACCATTTAGCGCATATATTTTCGGGTTCTGTTGCAAAAACTTTAGTTGCAATCGGGCAGCTGCATAAGGTGCATACAAACCCTTGGACTTCAATTATCTCTGCTTTGACAAAATCAGCATAAAACTTGTGTTCTTTGAGAGGACAAGTGGCGCAAATCTCTGCTCTGCGCTTACTCTCTGGAGTATGTTTGCTTTTTAAGCTCTTTGTCAAAGCATTGATAAAATCTATCATGCTTCAAAGATATATAAATTAATTATATAATAGACAAAAACTATTAAAATTATTTTAAATATAAAAAAACCCACTAAAATTAATTAGTGGGTTTTTCTTTATTAGTACCGAAGATGGGACTCGAACCCATAAAACCCCAGTTTCTAAGACTGGATACTCTGCCAATTCGCTTTTATGTCACTTCGGTAAGTGCTTCAGTAAAGAGACTCGAACTCCTATTTATCGGGTCGTAACCGATGGGTTTATCCATTAACCTATACTGAAAATTGGGTGTTAATTGAGAATCGAACTCAAACTTTAGGATTCACAGTCCTACGCACTAACCGTTTATACTAAAAACACCATTTGTTACAAAATAAGGACTCGAACCTTAACGAGTAGAGTCAAAGTCTACTATGCTATCCAATTACATCATTTTGTATTTTGTATTTTGTCTAAAAGACAGGATTCGAACCTGCGTACTCCCGAGTCCAAGTCGGGCATGAAACCACCTTCGCTTCTAGAAATAAAAAAAACCCTCTCGATTTGAGAAGGCTTTTTATGTTTTTATATTTTTTAAATACTATCCATACCAAGTGCTTCCCAAAATAAGTTTAGGTTGCGGAAGACGGTGAGTATTATTTTTAATAGTTTTCATAGTGCAAATATACACCTTTATTTTATATAGGCAAACTTTTTAAATAAAAAAAACCCTCTCGCCCGAGAAGCTTGAGAGGGTTTAAAAATCCAAAACAATGAAATGAGAAAAAGACTTCGTAAATATAGTAATTAATTTAATTATACGCTATCTTTTAATATAAATTCTATTTTAGCGTAGAACTGTAGCATTTCCGATAAGGTGTTAAAAGTAGCTTTTCCTTTGATGTTGCTGCAGCTCATAAAAGCAGAATGCTCCTCTTGTGTAATTATAAATTCACAATAGTACTGCGTTTGTAATACTCTTAACGCCGCTATAGCCTTTTCGGATAAGCTTTCCGTAGAGATTTCGATTTTTTCTTTTATTTTTAAAATAGCCATAATTAAAATATTTTTTACAAATATACATAAATTATTTTTAATTACTCGCAACTTTTATAGCTAAATTGTTTGTTGCCTCCTGCAAAGTTTCTAAAATAAGAACTGGAGGCGTAACAACTACATTACTTTGTTGGGGCGTATCGCTTACCCTTGCAACCGTTTCCGTTTGTGCCGTGTTCACAAAAGAGCCTGTACCCGAAGTAGTAACTGGTTTAGCTGTAGAGGTATCACCCACTGAGCTATCACCTTTATTTGTTTTCAGTATGTTCTTAACTGCGGCGAAACCCGCTGCAGCCACAAAGGCAACGTTTGCCACTTTTAAACCAATCTCGTAAGGCGTAACCGCTTTAGTCGATAGCTCGGCAGTTATACCTTGGTAGGTATTAAATAAGGCACTGGCAACCGCTATCGCTTTGCTTCCCTCAAACAAACTACCTAAAGCATTTAAGCCATTAGCCACGGTGCGCTCTGTCTCGTCTCGTTTTTGTTTGTTTAATATTTTATCGTTCTTAGAAGTCTCAGAATTAAACTTCTTTTGAGCAAGAGCTAATTTTTGATCGTAAACCCCTTGGCTCAAAGCTTTATCTGCTAAACTCTGTTCTAATAAAACAAGCTCTTGGGCGTACTGCTCCGCAAGTAAAGCCTGTTTTACTTCTTGCTCTGCTGCGTCTCTGTCTGCAATATCCTGTAAGCGTATTTGAAAAGCTACGTCTTGCAGGGCTTTAGCCTCAACTATTGCGGCTTCGTCTGCTAACTTCTTAGCTGCTGCAGCATTAGTATCAATTAATAAAATAGCCTCGTTTTTAGCCTCTTCTATTTTTACCGTTTCATCGGCAAAGGCTTTCTCACTTAAAAGCTTACCGTTTAAAAGCATTAATTGCGCTTTGGCTAAGTCCTCAGCACTTTGTCTCTGCGCATCGAATTGCTCCTGGGTGGTTGCTTTGCTTTTCTCGTTCGCTACCTTTTGCGCCTCGAGTTCTTTATTTATTTGCTCTTCTGTGATTGATAGAATAGTGCTCGATAGCGTTTGCCTATTCTCGATTAATTTTTTGGTTTGTTCGCTTCCCGACAAAGAACGCTGCGCCAAATCATTTTCAAGGTTAAAAACCTTTTGGGCATTAGCAATTCGTTCCTCTATTGAAAGGTTTCTTTGCTGCGCCTCAAGTTTAAGAATCTCAATTCTATTTTGGGCATCTTTAAGCTCTTTGGCTAAAGCTTTCTCGCTTGCCGCTTTTGCATCTGCTTGACGTTTATCGTTTTTAGCTGCTGCGTCATCGGCTAATTTATCTTGAGCATTTTGGTTTTTCTCCAAACGTTTCGTTGACTCATTTTGAATAGCTATTTTGCCAAGCTCCGCCGCTTTAATCCCGTCGTATTCTTTTTGGGTTATCTTACCAGCGTTTAAAAGGTAATTTGCGTAAGCAATCGTATTTTTATTTAGGTTGGCTAACTCTTGTTTTGAAAGTTCCCCTTTTATCCTCGCTGCCTCGATTGCATTCCTTAGCTCCGCATTAGACAAAGCCTCACGCTGTTTGAAGTTTTGCTCTTCTATTTTTTGGGCTTGCTGTAAAAAAGCCGAGCGTTGCTTTTCTGTCAACGTTCTATTTTTTGATTTAAGTATAAGCTCGTCATATTGTTGGCTCTCTCGAGCATTGGCTACCTCTTGACTACTTTGAAGGTCTGCGAGGTCTTGGCGTGCTTTGGTTAAAGCTACTGCCGCCGTTGCTGCGTCTTCCATTCCACCAATAAGATTACTAAAGTCTAAGTTTGCCAAGGCTTTACCTAATGAGCTAAAAGCTGCAGCAACCCCCGAGGTTATTTGTTCTATCTTATCCATTACCGGATCTAAAGCACTTAAGTAGCTAACCAGTGCCGCAATCGCTAAAACCACAACCCCAATCCCCGTAGCTGCCAAAGCGACTGCAAAGCCTCTTAAGGATAACGTACCCACGTTTGTAGCGACTGCCGCTCGAGTGGTTGCTACGGCTTGAGCCTCACTCGCTACCGCTTGAGCCTCTGTGGCTATCGTCTGCGATGCCTGTTGCTCGGTGGCTAATTGGGAGCTTGTTTTAAACCCAAGCTGCGCTCTTGCTCCAGCGGTTGCTTTCGCTGTAAAATCGGTAAATCCTTGCGCTGCGCCTGTGATACCGTCGCCAAAGCCTTTCACCACGTTACGAGCTTGCTCTCCATTAATGCCAAATTGAGACAAGGCTGCATCGACTCCGAAAAGAGCCTGTCTATAGTTTCCGCTTATCGTAGCGGCTTTCTCTTGCGCACTACCATTGTCTCGGATAAGTTTATTATTCGAATCTATTTTTGTGTTAATCTCTGCAATAGCTTTCGCACCGTCAAGCGTAGTAGAGTCAATTAATCGCCTCGCTGCTGTTAGCTCTTGAGTGTTTTTCTTGGCTTGCTCTTGCGTGGTTATATTCGCTTTTAGCGCATTATCTAAACCCGTTTGCGCTTTGGTTAAATCCAATACGCTTTTTTGGTTCGCTGCGTATTCGGCTTTAAGCTTTTTAAGCTCCAATTCATTAGCAACAAAAGAATTAAGCTGGTCCTCATTTGCTGAGGTTAGCCCTTCGGTATCTTTTTTAAGCTTCTTTTGCTCGTTCTCTAAATCGATAATAGCCTTTTTGCTGTCTGCCATTGAGGCGTTGAGGTCGGAGGTATCAACTATTAATTTACCGATAATTATCTCTTCTGCCATTGCGCTATAGTGTTTTAATTGTTGAAATGATTACATACATATCTGAAATATCGGTTTCGACGTCCATACTTCCTGAGTTAGAGCCTCTGCGGTTATCAAAGAAATAATGCACATAAACTCTTATTTTTCTTGATACGGGCAAAGAAGCTATCGTACTTGTAAGCGTTGGGGTAACAACTGTTTTCTCTTGGTTGTCTGCCGTTCCAACTTCATAGAGTTGAATAGTATTAATCCCATCAAAGAGCATTACTCTAGCCGTTGCTCTTGCTTTACCTATGCCGTTGTTAGCCGTTCTTAAATGGATAGTGAAAGGCAGTACCTCGACTTTAACTTGCACATAAGCGTCTGCCGATACTACCAAATTAAAAGTGTCGTCTGGTCCTGTTCCGTTTGAAACTAAATCGGCACTCGTTATAGTGTTATTTAAGTTTGGTCGTAAGCCTAAAATATACTTTGCCGGGCTTACGTATAAGTTCCCAATATCGAAATTGTTTCTTGAATAATTGAAGTCTACGACTTGCTGGAAATTACTCTCAAGGCTTGCAATACCTGTGTGCTTAATATTTATATACGCTTCGTTCGATACTCCTCCGTTAGTGTCAATCGCTTGCAAGTACAAAGAAGCGCTGTTAAAGTCTGCGATGGTATCGCTTGGCTTATTGGCTTCTATTTTCATAGTTACGATGTCAGCAAGTGTAAAGGCTTGAGGCAAAGAAGCTGCAGGGATTAAAATATCATTTATGTAAAGGCTGTTTAAGTCCTGGTCGTAGCTTTTAAAAATAACAATATCCCAAGGGTACTCGTTTGGAGGCATTGGGTACATTGAATTTAAATACTCGAGAGGGAATAAAGCTTTCTCTTTGAAATCCAAAAGTATAGAATTGAAATCGTTTAGGATTGGGCTTAATACTTTTTTCTTTTTAACGAGCATAGCCTTAATAGTAATTAAATCCTTTTTAGTAGAAAAGTTAATTTCTAACGGGATCCAGTAGCTCGAAAGTTGTTCTATAAAAAATACTTTGGTTAACGAGAAAGTTGCAGCTAAAATGTCGTCGTATCTGAATTGAATATTTGTTACTAGAGGCGTTAAAATAAAATCCGTGTAGTCTTTGTGGAAGTCCGTGTAAACGGTCTGCATACTAACCGGAATGGCTTTCCTGTTGGTAACTGGATAAGCTATACCGGAAGCGTACACGTTAGCTGTAATCGTTTCAGTTGATAACTTGAATATTCGAACCGCTGAGGTTTCACCTACTTCACCATTAGTTCGCAATTCAATTGTGCCTCCTTCCAATATCTCGGAGTCGTCAAATAAGTTAAGAGACCCACTGCCGAAAGCCGAATCTAAATAAGTGGCTTTGTCCTGAGAGCTTATGAAGTTTGCAAAGAATGAATTAAAAGTAGTTCCACTATCAGAGTAAGTCATTTCATTACGTTTTGCGAGCTTACTCTGAAAAGTATAGTCTTGATAATTTACAAAGTATTTCGAATAATCTACATAAGTACTTTTGTAGTTAGCTAAATTAGTCCATTTGTTAATCAAAACTGTTTTATACGTGTCGTCTACTTCTGCATAGCAGTTGAAAAATGCTAGAACTTGACTAAGAAAAGCGAAAGAATCTAAAGCAGGGTCAAACGTAGGTGCAAAGCCGTCACCTACTCCGCTATAAACCTGATACGTTCCTTTGTTCGGAGCAATATAATAATCTTTAAAAGAGTCTGTTGTACTAAAGAAGTCACCAAATACCGTGTAATTGTTATCAGTAAATATCTTTTTAACTAAATCTTGTAAATTAATAACTATCGGCATCTCCTCAATCACAAAAAGCCCGCTCTTAGGTTGGCTTTCCATAAATGCGGACTTATCTATGAAATCAGCCAAAGTCTTTTTATAAAAATACCCGCTTGCTACGGCATTTATAAAGGTTTCTTTTAGCTTAATAACTAAAGCATTATCGCTATAAAGCAAATAGGTATCAATCTTGTCAAGCCCTTCCTTTTGAATTTTTAGCGTTTGGTTTCTCAAATGAATTGAGCCATTTAAAACAACATCTACCTCATAACCATTCATTAAAGAACTTACTTTGTTAGTAGGCAAATCAAATAATTCAAGTAGCTTCTTATTATTTGCCGTTTTCTCCATAGAGATTGTATTCGAGTATGCATATCTATCCTGTATGCCGTTCAAGTTCTGCGACTTTTTGAAGGTCACAACCTGAGAGGGGCTTATATCAAACCGAAAACCTTTTCTATAAATTTCTATCATAACTCTACCAGCTTATACAAGTTTGATGTGAGCCAAAAGGGGCTACGTAGTCTACGCATTTGTGCCCTTTGTTTTCTAGGTTAGCTTTCTTTTTTAAGGTAAGCCTTAAAACGTGCGTTTTAGAAAGTCCGTAACTCTTAGCCTCTTTGATGCTTTCTTTAGTATTCATATTTTTATAAAGTTATCCCGTTTTCATTTGATACGATTACCGTTAAAGTGTACTCGAAATCAAACTTTTTAAGGTTAAAATTTCCTGTTACTTCACACTCAATAAAGCCTCTTGGTAAAAGTACCTCTACTTTAGGAGAATTCAAAAGTTCAATAAAAGTCTCGGTAAGTTCTATTTGCTTCACGCCTGATAAGCTCATTTGCTTTTTGCTTTCTCCTGCTCTTTGCACACGAGAGCTTTTACCGTCTTGGACGTTGTAGAAGTTATTGTTTATAAACTCCGTCTTTGATCGGTTGGCAGTCATATCCTCTTTGGCTGTGTAGAAATAAGCCCACCCACCATAAGAAGTAAAATAGCGAAATTGCAAAGTGTCCTCGCACTCTTCGCCTTTGTACTTAATGCCGTAACAAGGGATTAAAGGGTTGTTTAACGAGGTTGTTATCAATGCCGGTAAATACATTTTGTCTATCTGAGCATCGGTAAGAGCCACATTTGCAACACCTATTATCGGAGTGATTGCTGAGGAAATTCCACCAACTGTAACAACTGAACCCGGAGCACTGACAAGCTCGCCAACAAACACACTCAAGGTATTGGCAAAGCCTGTAGCAAACTCCAAATATTTAGGTGTAATTATATTTAATTTGGTTAAATCCTTTTGAGGCTTCAAGGCTTCTGATAATTCGCTGATCCCCACAATAGGATAAAAAGCGTCGTCTGTCTCGCTATCGTTTGGCGTTTGCTCGGCAAAAATGAAAGTAGTATCAAAGATATACCCGCTATCAAACACGTACTCGTCTGCAAATATGTCCGCACCATTTTCGGCATGGACAGCAACGCCTATACTAAAACGCTCAATAGTGTATTGCTTGTTCGGGTTGTCGTACTCAAAGTTAAAGTTATCCATTAACAAGCTTTTCAAGTACCCTGAGACGTCAACTCTAAATACCCCCGTACCGAACTTAGGTAAAATGTTTTTAATCGTGTAGCGTCTTGTAGTGTACTGAGAAACCATTTCTAAGTCCGCCACTAAGTCGTTAGGGTTTACACCTAAATCAGCGTCCGAAGTAAATTCGAATATAGCAGGCTCGTTAACGTTGAAGAATTTTAACGGTTGTTTTGAAAAAGTAATTGCCATTGCTCTTTTATTTTAATTTGTAAGTCTGGCTTTGATAGCTCAATAACTTGGTTAAATGCTTCGCTGTTAATCGAGTCCGTGACTATGTGAGAGCCTCCTTGCTGATACCAGCTTGTACCATTTTTAATTATATTTGCCTTGACGGCATAGGGATTTAAATCTAAGCCTTTAGCGTCAAGCCATATCTGAATATTTTCAATTGTCGGAAAAGGTTGCTCTCCCGGTGCAACTCCTAAATCTAAACCAACTATGTAATAGAGTGCGTAAATATCGATAGTTATTTGTTGCAATAAATCTTTTTTCTCAAAGCGTACCGAGTTTAAAAGCGCACGTGTCGCCACCATGTCGTTATCGATTATCGAGCGTTTAAGCTTATCGATTATTACGCTTTGTACGGCTTCGTCAATTATCATTATATCGAGGCTAAGGCTTCTTGTTCTTCGTTAGCCTCGCATATAGCGCACTTGGCGTGCCCGTATATATCCCCGTAAGGAGTTTCTACAAAGCCGTCAACACAGTGAGGGTTATCGCAAAGTTCTTTTATGCTTTCCATGGCTTAAATTGTTACTGAAAAAGTTATCTCTACGCCTGTGTGGTTAACTGCGGGAGTGGCAACATTCGAGTTGAATATAGGGCGAAGCCTTATTGCTTCAATCAAATAATCGCAACACGTGAAATAGCTTTTAAAGGTGTTTATAAATTCGAGCGTTAAAAGCTCTTTTGTGATCGTATCAAATTGCCCCGGAACGTTTACCGTTTCCACTTCTAAGTCTGCGTTAATAGGCTTTGCAATAGTTAGCAAACAATCATATCTCATTTGAGCGTATTTGTTTCGTGAGTTATTAACTACGGGCCCAAAAGTCAGAACCCTATTAACGGCAAAGAAGCTGTAAGGGTCTAAGTTTTGGAGCTGTGAGCCTGCAATATCTGTCTCAATGTACAAAAGTTCGTTGAAGTTAAAAATATTAGCTAATACGTTGTCAGGCGTTGTGGCTACAACACAAGTAAAATCTCCGTCTATTGGTTTTAAGATTGGCATATCTTTAGTAAGAGTATCTTTGTCTAATGTTTCGCTCTTTAGCTTGCGCGTAAAAAGTAAGCTTTGTAAGTTCAGGCAAGCCTACAACATTAACGCCTATGTAAAAGTACATTTTTGCTATCATGAATATTACTTTTCTTTTTACCATTCTGCTACTTTTTAATATTATTATGACTATTAAAGTTTTCTAACTTTACAGCAAATATATCAAATAAAATAGTATAAAAGTTAAATAGTTTTCGATTATTATAATTTTGTTCGTTATAATCAACGGCTATCAGCTTTTTATCCGCCCAATATTTGATATAATAGTATTTTTGCATATAGTCATTAGAGACTCCTCCTTTACTGGGTATGTTGTAAGAGCTGTTCACCTCTTCAACTAAGGCGCTTAAATTGATGATAGCCCTCTCAAACTTATAAGCAAAAGCTTTTTCGGTTATCGAGAAGTATTTGCCTTTTGGGTTTTTAAACTTTAATCGTTTTTTGAAGCCCTCAAATATTTCGTTTAGGTTTTTTGTCTTTAGTTCCAACCAATCGAAGGCGTTAACCTCTGCCATGATGTCGTCAACACTTACCCCGATATTAAGCGTTTTGCAATAAAGCTCTTCGTTGTTTAATATTATGCTTTCTTGGTTACTCATTTTACCTCTATACTGCTAAGTAAATGCCCCCAATTATTAAAACCTTTTTGCTCTGCGACTATGTCTAACGCCTGTGTATGGGTTATACCCGCCATTTTTTTAATTGTTTTAGCTTGTCGTTTTAGATATTCTAGCGTATTTTTTTTCTTTTCCATAATATAAAAAAGTTAGCCCCAACACTCGCTACAAATGAAGGGGCTTTAAAAGTTAGTTGTAGCGAATTACAAATATAGTAATTAATTTGTTACTATTTATAAGTTAGGTTAGAAAAAGTTTGCCCGCTTTCAGTCATAACGTAATTAGGCTGCTCTTTATAAAGCGGGATAGGCTTAAAGCCTTGTGTTATTATAAAGGCGTAGCAGGCTTTTGTATAGTTGTCCGCTAATACGTCCCCGTCCGCCATATGGTGGTAGCCGAAGGACTCTCTGAAAAAATCGCAAAAAGCGTCGTACTCTACTTCTCTTTCGATTACTTGGTACTCGTGGCCTAATACTTTGTTGTATTGGCGGTTGTCAATAATTGTTCTAAGTGCAAACATTGTGTGTATATTTATGTGTTTATATTTTGTAAAAGTAGTATTTAATTTGTTACGCCCAACCTCCAGAGGCTTTTAATTCGAAAACCATCCTCATAATTAAACTGTCAAAGAAATCGGGAGAGCGTCCTGTGCGCAATTTGTGCGCGCTCTTTTTCTCTAATTTTATTTTTCCTTCGTCGTCCAAAGGCTCTCGGCAAATGTTCTCTAAATCGGCTATTATTTGCTTTCTAAATTCCTGATCTTGGCAGTAGATTAAGTTAGCTTCGATTAATTCTTTTAGCTTAAAAGCGCACTCGGTTTTTAAGTTCCCATAGTTTTTGCCTTTGATCGGCTGCGCGTTGTTGGTAAATGGTCGAGAGGCTGTTAGCTTTTTAAGGCTGTTAGCTGTAAACTTTCGTAAGCCGTCAGCATCGTAAACAATATGCGAATAAGGGATTTTATACTGCTCAGCTAATAGTATTAACTTATTACCAATTGCGGTTTCATCAATTTTATCTATCGCTATCACCTTTTCAATTACGAAGCCGTCCCAGATTGTCACCACGAAAACGTCTGCACCTAGATAGGCAATATCTCCACTCATGTATCTTTGTCCTGTCTTTTGAACAAAAGAGTTAGTAAAGAAGTTGCAAATGTCGTTAAAGTCATACATCGATAGTGGGCTATCGTCATACTCCCAGTCCCCCTCTAAAAGTCTTTTCTTTTCGTTCGGTGTTAATATCTCGTTAAGGTGTTCAAGATATCCGCTCGATAGCTTTTTGTTATCGGTTGGCAAAGCTTGGATAAAAGCTTTATAGGCTTGTAGCGTTCCATCTAAGAAACGTTTGTAGTATTCAGCATAGAGATAGTTCTTTTTAGGGTTACACGTCTGTAATAGCTTTCTGTGCAATCCGTAGTCGTCATTTTTCCACCTTCCCACAGATGCAAAGAGGTTATTCTTTGCCGCCTCTTCAAACTCTCCCGCCTCTTCAATCCAGCCTCTTGTCATTTGCATAGAACCGAAGCGCTCGAAAAGTGGATCGCTTGGAAGGTAGGCAGCTTCTAACAAGAAAAGCTTTGAGCCATTGTGGAATTCATAAAAATTATCTTGCCCGTTGTGCTTGTAGTAGCGTTCGGTTATACCCCAAGAGTTAAAAACCTCATGGATAGAAGGGATTGTAAATTTTCGAAGGTCGTTTAGTTTCTTTCGCGCGATAAAGGTATGTATTCCGGGGTACATAAGGCAGTCGCCTATGATAAGCGAGCAACCCAAAAAACTTTTTCCTGATCCCTTAGAGCCCCCATAAACGATGTCCGTTGTCGTGGAATTAGCCCAAAGGCGATAAACTTCTTTTTGCTTAGTGTTGCCGTTAGAGTTGAAAGTTAATTGCATCTATTCAACTATTATCCCGGTTATTTGTTTTATAGGCTCTCCCCCTGTAGTAATATCTTTCCGGATTGGCGCGTATTCACCATCCATCTTGTTGAGTTCTGCGATTGCTGCTTTAACCTCCGCCCCGGAGTAGTATTCGACTTTTTGGATTCCTGCATCTGTGATAACTTCCCTCCAAGCTTTTATTTCACCCGTGGCAATTTTGCTTAAAAGCTCCATCCGTTTGTACTTATTCAAAATAGCCTTTTTAGCGGCTTTTTTTTCTTCTTTGATGATAAAGGCAGTCTTTGCGGATTTGATTGCTTCTGAGGCGGCGTTAAACCTTCTCTGAGCTTCATACCAGTAGTTGTCGAAAGTGCTATCAGATATATCCCAAATTTTCTTAAATTTTCCTAAAGCATCTGTATAGCGAATACCCCAATCCATTTCGGAGAGGATTTCGTTAACTGCAAATTCTTTGTGTGGCTTAATCATGCGTCAAAGATATAAATTTATTTTAGTTAAAAGCAAAATAAACAAAGGAAAAAACATTGTTTACGTGCAAATACTCTGATTAATAAGCACTTAGCTTTTTAGGGAAACAAAGATAAAACCTATTGTTTACGCTCTCAGCCCAATAACGACGGGGCTTAAGCTCAAAACGTAAACAAAGAAACAATAAACACGTTAACTTTGTTGGCGCTGTGGGGACTCTCACGTGCGTATACGTGTATGTATGCGTTATATATACGTGTTATATATGTTATTATATAATATAATTATATACTTATATTAATATTATTGTTTACTTTGTTTACATTAGCCCTTAGCCCTTGTAAAATAAGGGCTTAACACGTAAACAATGATTGTTTATTATTGTTTACTTTGTTGCCTTTTTAGGCTAAAAAAGCAAAAAGCCTATCTGAAAGTTAGGCTTTTTATTGTTTCTTTGTTTACGTTTTACTTTTATAACTCGAATTGAATTCCCGAAACTATCCTGTAAACTTCTCGAGTTAATAATACATCATAGTTTGCATCGTGCAATTTCGAATCGTCAACTACAATACCCACCTCCTTTGCTACTGTCATAAGTTTAAAGTTTTGCATTTTAGTCCTTCTTTCAATCAAATATTGACTTGCTAAAACCATAGCGTCTAAACTCCCTGCATGAAACCAAGAGCCAAAAAAGGTGTCCCCGTTTTGGGTAAACCAAGCCCTAAGAAAGTTATCGTCAAAGTGAGAGTTATTGTACCCAACCAAGTAAATCTTATCTTTAGTGTTGTAGGGGTCGCAATGGCGAGTTAAGAGGGCTTTAAGCTTTCTGAATATAATCCCCATTTCTGGATAACCTTTTATTTGCTCCTCAGTCACGTTTCCGACTTCTAAGGCTTTGGCTTCAATCTTTGCTTTTGGGTTAGGTGCTACGTTCCAGTTAAACGTCTCTACTATTTTCCCGTCTATTTCCAAGCATCCCGCTATTTGATGTATTCCGTTTTGTCTGTGGTCTACGCCTGTAGTCTCAAGGTCGTAAAAGAATTTCTTTACTTGCATAACTATCTCGGCTTAAAACTATTTTCAAATTGCTTATTTATTAACTGGCTTTGTTCTAATTCTGCCTCAAGTTTTCTTTTTTCTATCGATAAGCGATACATTTTTAAAACCATCCTCGCGTTATTATCTAAAATTTCACCGTTTTCTGCACGAAGAAATCTATTGTTTTGCCTACTCAAAGCCAAATTAATAGCTAAAATACAAACAACTATTACCAGCCCTAAAATTAATAAAGTGTCTATCATTTGGTTGCTATTTTATGGAAGGCGTTAGTAACTTGTGTATTGTCGTGCAAATAGATATTGTTGCACTTCTGTAGCCCCGCATAAAAGCGTTCTACGTTTGATTGTTGTTTTTTCATATCTCTTCTATTTTTGTTACCCGTTTATAAACTTTTATTCTGTACTCAAAGAACTGCAAAGCCCCTTGTACCGTTCCGGCCTCGATTGTTGTCTCGCAATCCACGCACTCGTCATTTTGTTCAGCTAAGTAGCTAATTAAGTATTTACGCATTCTTTTTGTATTTAATTTTCCATCTACCTATTAAGGGGTTATATCCTTCTTTTGATAGAAAGCTACTCACAACATGCGCAGATAAATCTGGTTTACTTCCTCGGTCTGCGTAATCAAAACAAAGAATATTTGAGGGCTTATCTATTGCGAGATAGTGGTACTTTATGTTTAATATCCTACTCATTATTTAAAAGGTTTAGTTTCGTTAGGTGCGAAAGACTTTCCTTCGCTTAATGCTTCTGTGATTGTGTCGCTTAATAAGTAAAGGATCACGAACGGGATTAAAAAAGCGATTACGCTTAAAATATAGGTTGTTGTCATTTTATTTGAGTTTTTATATTATCTTATTAAAATAAATTCTGCCTCTGCTTTTTCTATCCCTGTTATCTTCTTAAATTCTTTCAAAGTAATTGTTTTTCTGTCTCCATCAACTAAGTCGAACTCGTTTATTTCTCTATCAGCGTTCCAAAAAGAACCGTGGGTAATATTTAACATCTTTATTTGACCCTCAAATTTTAATAACGCATAATTATTGTCTTCGTGGTTTTTCCTTGTCAATACGCTTCCTATTTTTAGGTAAGGCTTTTTATCCTCAAAAGCAGCAGGGAATAGAACCTCTAAAACTTTTTTTGTCTTAGGGCATAATTTTGAAGCCTCTAAAATAGCTTCTTGGGTGATTTCGTATATCATAATTGTAGTGCTTAATTTTTACCAAAGATAACACATAATTAGAGATATAAAAATAATTTTACATAAAAATTAAAAATTATTTTTATACTTATCAATTTTTGCCCTAACGGCTTGCATCAAAATCTCCTGCGTGTCTCGCTTTCCGTCTAATGAAAGTACTACGCTCTCGTCCTCTGTGCCTCTTGCTATAAGGTGTCCGATGTTTACCGGGTACTTTCTCCCCTGCCTGTGTAGCCTTTTATTAAATTGCATATAAAGTTCTAAACTCCAATTAAGACTAAACCAAAGAGCAGAGCTGTAACCCTCTTGTAAGTTCAATCCGTGTCCTCCTGAGGCTGGATGCATTAACATAACTTGTATTTTGCCTGCGTTCCAATCTTTAATATCTTGATCGGTTTTTAACCTTACGGGTTTATACTTTGCTAACTTAACCAAAAGCCTTTCGAGTTCATGCTTATAGGTGTAGGCGATTAATACGGGCTTGCCGTTGGCAGCTTCGATAAATTCCTCAGTAGCTTCCAGCTTCAAGTCGTGAATAACATGTACGCCTCTGTCTTCGTCGTAGATTGCGCCACCTGCAAACTGTAAAAGTTTATTTGATAAAGCTGCGGCGTTCATTGCTGTAATCTCTGTTTCATCCTCGTTAAACATTTCAAGAACTTTCTCACGTTCGAAGTCGTTGTACTTTTTCATAAGAGCTGGAGGAAACTCGATATTAATAAAAGAGTCGATACGTTCAGGGAGTTCCAAATAATCCTCTGACTTCATCGAAATACAAATATCTGTAAGTTTATTATGTATGCGCTCGTCGCTATCGTTTAAAGCATCGTAGCTAAAGCCGTTGTAACTTTTACGAAAGTAGTTATCTCTAAACCAGCTTATAGTCTTGCCAAGTCGTTCGCCTCTGTCTAAAAGCCATATTTGCGCCCATAAGTCGATTAATCCGTTTGGTGCTGGTGTGCCTGTGAGGATCACAACTCTTTTAAAACAAGCCTGCACTTGCTTCAAGGCTTTGAACCTAAGCGAAGCATGGTTTTTAAACGAGCTACTTTCATCAATCACCAAAACATCAAACGGTAGCATAGAACCTCCGAACAAGCCACATAACCAAGCCACGTTATCCCGACTGATTAAATATATGTGCGCTTTTTCACTTAGAGCTGCTTTTCGTTGTTTTTCAGTGCCGATGATCTTACTTGTCGTTAATCCTTTTAAATGTTCCCAGTTATTTATTTCGGCATCCCACACGCTTTCTGCCACCCGTTTTGGGGCTATAACTAAAACGCTATCAATTTCCAACTCCTCAAAAATTAGTTTCTTAATTGCGGTTAAAGTTGTCGCCGTTTTGCCTAAGCCCATATCTACGAATAATCCTACAAAATTATTATGCATTATGTGTTTAACCATTTGTTTTTGATACCCGTGTAATTGACTTTCTTTTAACATTTTTCTATTTGTTTTAAGCGTTCTTGGTAGGCTTCATGTGCGTCTATTTCATTTAGGTAAGATCCTAAATGTATCTGTTTTCCGTTAAGTACAATTACTGAAATCCAGCGTTTATCTCGGCTTTTCCAATAAACTCCAGTATATTCGCTCGTACTCGGTAAATGTTTTTGGTTAGCATTTTTACGCTGTGAAGTTATTTCTAAATTGTCTTTTCTGTTATTGCTTCGGTCAAAATCTTTATGGTTAATTACGGCTTTAAATCCGTTTATAGTATGTCCTAAAAAGGCAACCGCTACTAATTGATGAATCCTAAACATTTTATACTTTTGTTTATCGCACAAAAGTATATAAGAATAGCCTTTATTATCTACGCTTATTTTTAATGCTTTGCCCTTGATTATTCGAAAGCCAAAACGACTTTTTACTCTTTTGTTTAAACTCCTCAAATTCCCTAAACTACTAATCTCGTAGCTACTTTCGTAACCCGCTACGTTTTTCCAATCTTCTTGCATAAAAAGTAAAAGCCCACAAATTAAGAGGTGGAAGGCTCTCGCATTGCAGGCAATTATAAAAGTTTATATTACGGCTTCCACTCCGTTACGCCAAAGATACAAAATTAATTTGCTATTTCTTTTATAAAATTATTAATCTTTTCGGTTGTATCGAGTATCCAAACTTTAAAGCCTAACGCCTCTAATCGTTTGTGGATTACTCTTTGTATTGTATTTGGCTTTTGGCCTTCGCTTTTCATTTCAACAAAATAAGCTTTTCCTCTGGGAAGCAGACAAAGCCTATCCGGTAAGCCCGTAACTTGAAAGGGTAAGAGCTTAATAGCCCACCCTTTCAAAGCTTTAACCTCAGCAACTAATTTGCGCTCGAGGTTCTTTTCGGACTCCTTTAACATTGGCTTATTTTTAGTTCAAAATTTAATCCTGCGTTATTTAAAATAGCTAAGTACTCCTCAGAGTCTCGCTTATAAGCGTCTTTTTCATTTTGAGAATACCCTCTTTGAATTGGTACGTATAAAGATTCTTTTCTACAAAACAAATCTATCTTTTTGGCTCTTTCTTTTTGCTTTAATTTCAAATACGCCTCCGCTTTTTTCTCTTCAAGTTGTAGCGTTGTGGTTCGTCCTGCTTCGGTAATTTCCAAAATTAGAATTACTTCTTTGGCTTTTGGTTTCGAAACAATTTTCTTTTTAACTGCTGGTTTTTGTTCCAGCTTATAAGCTTCTGTGATTTTATCAACTTGAGCGGTTAAAAGGTCGAAGCCTAATAAATCCAAATCGTCTCTAAGGTCTTGCAATAGTAGGGGTATGGTTGGTGTCATAGTCTGTTAGTATAATTCATTTTACTTGGTATGATTAAAAAGCTATCTTTTTCTATATGGGTGTCAGTCTGAATAAGTATTAAAGCTACTGCTGTACGGCTTAAATTAGTCTCCCGCATTATATCCTCAAGTCCTTGCTTTCCGTGACTATATAAACTTACAACTATTTGTTCTTTACTTATTAGTCTTTCGGGCATAGTATTTTTGCTTTCCATACATTTTAAAGTTTTTAGTCGTGGCGCAATACTCCCACGCGTCAAGGGTTTTCATTATGTCGTTAATATCTCTCGTGTTGTATCGGCTCATGTCCTCTTTGTTCTTACCCAAACACTCGCACCAAATCTCTGCCATGCAAACGTATTGCCTTTGCGCGCCTTTGTCTTTTGGCCCATCAAGATAAATCCTACGCTCAAATACGTCTAACTTATCCCAGTTATCAGGTAGTAAAGCATTGAGGTAAGAATCCACTAAACCGCTGCGCTCGTCTGTCTCGGAGTGTTTCGCTTGTTCGTTCTTGGCGATTGCTTCGGCTTCTTGGCTCAGAAATAAAGGCTCTTTGGCTTTGAACATAGTAACTGCCTCCGCCCAAATCTGATCTACTTCACCTGGTAAATCATTAACAACATGTTTGATTAATCTATCCTGATTGACTGAGATAGGCATAAAACGCCTGTTACCTGAGGGATCAGTCAAGAAGTCCTTTTTGTTAGTTGTTCCCCAAAATGTCGTTTGTCTTTTGTGCGTCTCAGTCACTCTCCCATAAGCAGCACGAAAGCTGTCCTCTTGTTTGGTAATGAAGTGCTTAACCGCTTCTACGTCTGACTTTCTAAGCCCTGCAAGTTCTGCCATTTCCATAAGCCAAACTCCCTGTATTTGCTCAAGAGCTTCTTTGCCGTGTACCGTCATGAACGTATCACTATACCAGCTCTTACCCAAGGTGTTAATGAAAGTTGATTTGTAAGCCCCCTGATCGCTCACAAGTACTAAAACTAAATCGAATTTGCAACCGGGGTTAAATACTCTAGCAACCGAGGCAACAAGCATTTTTCTGATTGCTTCACGGTGGTAAATAGTGTCATTAGCTCCGAAGTAATCAATTAGCATGGTATCGACTCTTTCTACCCCGTCCCATTTCAACTCCCTGAGATAATCTTTAATAGGATGGTAGGATTGTTTTTGAAACTCAAGAGCCACACTGTCATCAATTTTCATTACTCCGGTAATGCTGTAAATACTTTCTATATAATTTCGGATTCCCGCATAGTCAACATCCTTAATAGGCTCGGGCTTTGTGATCTTGCGCCAAGGCAAAGAGCGACAAGCGTATCGTTTACCGTCGAACTCGTTATATTTGAAAGTGCCTTTTAGCCTGCTATCGTTTGCCAAAATAATATTTATGTTTGTCGAGCTACTAAGGTACTTTCCTTTAGCGTCTGCCTCTAGCTCCGCCATCCAGTCAATATTGTCGTGGTCACCTTCCACGTTGTCAACTTCTTCGTAGCTTTCTGAGTCTTCGGCAAAGTCGTACTTAGAATTCCCCAATACCTCGGTGGCTAAGGTCTTGCGCACTTCTGCGTCAGCAAGAGCGAACTCCTCCATAGCTGCGTAGCTCTTAGGCTTTCGACCTTGTGCGCTTCCTTCGTCCAAATGTCCGTATAGGTGCAAGCGCACAAGGTCGAAAGCGTTGGAGAGTTTACCGCTACAAGGGTCTGTGCCGTGGTGGCTATAAGCGAAAGTGTCCTCATAAACCATAAGTCCTGCAGCAGTACTCCCTTTGGTATAAGTATAACGCTTGTCGTCTGCTGTCGGTATGTAATGCTCTGATAAAAACTTTTCAATTACTACGCTTATATCATAAGTTCGGCACCAAGCCCCAACAATTCCTTTTTTGCTTCTTGGGTCTTCTTGCTTTTTAGTAGCTTCGCCAATCTCTCTGATTTTCTTATCGGCTGTGGGCCAAAGGCTTGTATCTTTCCAATCAATGTATAAAGCCAGCATTTCGTCAACGTCAATCCAATTCCCTTTTTGCTCCTCGAAATAATACTCAACGTCTTTTGGACTACTAGGCCAAAACATTAGCCTGTTAGTTTCGAAGGTAGTGTTATCAAATAAATCGATTCCGAGCTGTCCGGCTATTTGCCTTGTGACTGCGACGTACTCGTCTGGTGAGCATTCACGGGACAAAGGTATAATCAAACGGTAACGAGGCATTGTTGCTGAGTGCTTGTGTGTACCATGCATTACTGCTGCACAATCAAATTGAAACGTAAAGTCTTCCCAAAATTCCAAATGTGCGAAGTCTATGTCAAGCGTTGCCACTTGCCTGTGCATTACGTTTTCGGGGTTTCTTTTACCTCCTCGCAAATATCCTCCTACATAACCTCCTACGTCTTTAATGTGGCTTTGTTCCTCTTTGGTAGAGGCTAAGAACTCCTTATATGTTTCGTTCGTGTGGTGAGGCTCTTTTAGCTTCTTTACAAATTCGCTGTAAAGCATTGTCGTATTTTTCCAAACTTTGCTCTTGGCACTTCGTCCCGTAGCTACGTTAATTTTTCCGTCTTGCATTTTTATAAAGATAAGTCGTTATTACATTCTATTAATGTGCCTGCAACGTAGCTACCAAAAGAGGTATCAAAAGTTAAAACCTCCTCTTTTAAAGCTAAGTTTTTTATTTCAGTTAAATTGAAATCTAAGCATTCTAATATAGCATTTAATTGAAAACTGTAATATTTTTTACCATTCGATAAAATAAGAACATGGTATTTTTTTGCATCGCTAAAAATTATATTGACTTTTTTAGGGGCTTCAAAAAAAGGGTGTCTACTATTCATATATTTTATTACCCGTCTTGTAGATATAGAAAGGGGTTTTATTTTTAAAAGTTCCATAATTTATAGATTTATTTTGATGAGCAAATATAGTTATTAATTCGAGATATAAAAATAATTTTAATAAAAAAGTAAAAAATATTTTTAATCCTTTTTATAAAATGGTGTCACGTAGCCGTCAGCGGTCAACGGCAAGCCTTTAGCCCAGCTAACCTCTTCGCCTAAAATAGCGCAAAGACTTTCTAATATTTCTTCCACGTCCATATCTGCGTCATTATCTTCAGGTATTTCGCAAACAACCTCATCATGCACGTGCAAGACAATCTCAAAACCTGCCTCATCGGCTCTTAGCATTGCTTCCGCGAGTAAATCTCTTGCTATCGCTTGTATAATGTTTTCAGTTAATTTACCCCCGTAGGTGTCTACATAAGTCCACTGTTTAGTCGTTTGGTCCATACCCTTATAACGAATACTTTTTTTATCCCATTTGTTCACCGTGAAAGAGGGTTCTCTATAAAATAGGCTTCGTCCCGAAGGTAGTTTAATAGTCATTACCTCCTCGTTACAATCAAACTCAATATTTTTGTATTGCGAAATAACTTTCTTTTTTGTCTGGATTGCACGCATTGCGCAGCTTTCCAAGTCTGCCCAAAGTGCCACAATAGCGGGATTAGCTTTGCGCCACTTCTTAACAATCGTGTCCATTTCAATGTCAGAAAGCCCCATCTTCTCCCCGCCCATAGTTTTTAAAGCCCCGACTGCTCCTTGATAACCTAAAGCCAATTCCGCCACTTTACCTTTTGCTCTATAGTCTGAGCCTTTGGTAACTTGCTCAATCGGAATATTAAACATTTTTGATGCTGAGGCTTCGTATATTTTACCGTGTGAGTTAAATACTTTCATACGCCAAGCCTCACCAGACAACCAGGCTATTACCCTCGCTTCGATAGCGCTAAAATCCGCTACTGCAAAAGTATGTCCAGGCTTTGCTATAAATGCCGTACGGATCAACTGAGATAGTACTGAGGGAACGTCGTCATAAAGCATAGTCGCAAGGTCGTAATTGCCTCCTGCAATTGTGGCCCGTGCCTCTTCCAAGTCTTCAAGGTGGTTTTGTGGTAAGTTCTGCATTTGGATTAATCGCCCCGCCCAGCGTCCCGTTCTGTTGGCGCCATAGAACTGAAACAAGCCGTGCGCTCTGCTGTCCTCGCAAGCGCAATTCAACATCGAAAGGTATTTCTTTGTCGAAGTCTTTGACATCATTTGACGTAAACCCATAACCTCTGTCACTCTTGAGTCGTTGGCATCTTGGATAATTTCCTCAATGCCTCCTTTAGCCAAAGAGGTTATTGTCGTGCCGGTAATGTCACCAACCCACTTTTTAAGTTGTGCGGGGCTGTTTGGGTTGTCAAGACCTGTCAGTTCCTTTACTTTGTCGTAAAGCTCTGCGCTAAATCGGTTGTCAATATCAAAAGCATTTTGCGCCATTACTAAATCAACTAAAATACCTTTGTCATTTATCTTTTGATCTAAGAAGTAAATTTGTCTTTCACTCTCGGGGATCTCGTAACGCTCCAAGCGTCTGCCGATTTCTCGCTCTGCCTCAACGTCTTGTATACAATATTCCTTAAAGCTTTCCCACTTCTCTGGGTTATCACTTGGAAACATACGAACCTTAAAACCGTTCGACTTGGTAGGCTTTACCGGGCAAGAAAAAAAGCGAATCAGGTTTTTTCCCTCTGCGGACTTCCCTTTCTCACCAAGCCTAAGGGCCTTACTAGCTCCGTCCAAAGAAAGAGGTAAACCACAATACCCCGCCTTAACTGCGGAGCAATGCCACTGGCTTGCTTTGGTGTAAATGCCGTACGTTTTAAAAGCGTTTCTCTCGAAGTTGGCGTTATGGGCGTGGAGGTTAATTGTCTCGTCTTCCAAAGATTTTTTTAACCAAAGCGGGAAAGTCTCCCTCTGCGATAAATCAATAATACGCACGGGGTCATTATCAAAGGCGTAAGCGATCATTAAGATTTCAAAGTCAAGGCTCTCGAAGTATTTGTAAGAGCCACACGTGGTAATGTCGACGCTCGAATAAGTCTCGATGTCAAGGTGTAAATTTCGTTTCATTATGTAGATAGATTTGGTCTGTAGTAGGGACTCGAACCCTACTCTCTCCACCATTCCGGTGGCGCCCTAACCGGATACGCTATACAGACTTTTAATTTAGTAAGATACAACTCTTAATAAGTGCGTTTTAGTAGCTGTCGACCGCTAACTTTCGCAATAGTATCAATACCCCCGTGCTACACTTCATCGAGCCGTAGACTTAATAGAGTTGCAAATTATCTTACTTTGAAGAGTAGGCAGGGATCGAACCCGCCTTTGTGCCGTAAAGAGACTTGCTTTACCAACTAAGCTACTACTCTGCCTATTTTTGACGTAAAATAAAACGGATATAAGATTAACTTTTTTATATCAAAAAATTGTTTATTTGATTGCTCCTATTTCGTGCGTCAATCAGTATGCACTAGCCCCTAAAGTGATAAATCAAAGTAGTGGTCAATTAGGTCTTTCGACTTTGGAGGGCTTACGGGGATCGAACCCGTATCGCAAGTTAACCGCTTGCCGCTAGTCCACATTTAGCAGTAAAGCCCTCTTTTATTTTAATTACAATAAATCATTGTCTCCGAAGTCGTCCTCTGCTGAGCTTGCGCCACCACCTAAGTTGTCGCCATCCTCAAGCTTTTGAACGTTGTTAAGCCCTGCCGCAATACCTTTGTTCCCGCTTACTGCGAAAGCATAAAAGTTAATTGACGCTCTACCATAACACCCTGAGTAAAACTCTTCTTTGTCTAAGATAGGGTTTGTATCTTGATCCACAACTCCTGGTCGTCTTACGCTTGAAGCGTTTAGGAAATAATGCCCTGCATACACTTCGTCGTCTGGTCTTTCCTCGTCACCGTCTCTTAAAGGAGTTTTTAAGTTAGCTGGCTTTTTGCCTCCAAACTTTGATTTTAAACCCTCTGTGGTAGCTGCCACTATCGCTGCTTCGATTGCTGCGATGGTCTTTTTATCCTTTTTAGGGATTAATATCGCAGTACTGAACTTTTTTGTTCCCCCCTCTTCGATGCTCGTAGCCTCGAAGACGTGAACATAACTAAATCTAACTTTTCCCGTAATAACTTTTGTACTCATTTTGCGTAATTTAAATATTTGCGTGATTTGTTTTAAGCCTTTTAAAATCGCTGCTTAGGATTTTTGTTTTACTTAATTTTATTTCTTAATTCTGAAAGATTAATAGTTAATCTATTTTCAGTTACGCTCGGCAGTAGCGTGAAAGCCTCAGGGAAATTGTCCTGTATTCGCTTATAGGTTTTTAAATTGGATAAAGAGGTCTCAATTTCTGCGAGTAATTCTCTTTTTTCTTTTACTAAAGCCTCAAAAGTATTAATAAGAACCAATAAGCTTTTTGCCTCTTCCTCATTTGGTTGGAAAGCATTTTTTGTTTTAGGTAATTCTTTTGAAGTTTGTACCCAGTTCCAATCAAAGCCGTTTCCCTGTAATTGAAAATCTTTTCCTGACTTTATAAATTCTTTGTGCTTTTCAAAAACATTTAAAACCTCTTTCGGTATTCTCGATAAATAGATTTTATCGAAAGCCGCTGAAACTTTATCTTTTGCTTCTTTCATAGCTAAAGTTTTATTCTCTAATAATTTATTAGCTACCTCTGTAGCTATTGTCTTTGTGATATTCATTTTTTATAGATTTTAAATTCTTTTCAAAGATAATACTTAATTCGAGATATAAAAATAAATTTATGTAAAAATTAAAAATTATTTTTATAAGTCTTCTGCAAAGTCGCTTTTTGCCTCTTCGTTACCCATTGCAGGGCGTTTGTCGCTCTCATGTACTAAGCTCGGGGCTGTCTTCTTAAAAGCCACAACCTCGCCTAAAAAGGTCGGAAATTCTTTTTTACCTACTAACTTCTCAATGTCTCCGATTCCTTTAAGTTTAGTAGTTATATAAGCCTCTTCGTCAAAGCCTTTATCATTTAGTCTGAAAATTGCTTTCTCTTCATCAATCCATCCTCTACGACTTTGTCCGTCTACAAGTTTATGCTCTGGCCATGCTTTGCCCGCCATTGCTTCGTCGTACATATATTGCTCTATGGTTTTGAACCATTTTGAGACATTAGGAATGTTTTTGTAAATTTCCACAAGCTCTGCGTCTGTTAAGAGTTTAGCGTCTGTAAAGTCAGCTTTTGCCGTCTCTGCTGCAAGGTCTGCTTGTGCTTTGCATCTTGCCGAAGCCTTACAGAATTGGCAATGATCACCTGTTACTTGTTCACCTTTGCCAGCGTATGCCTCTAAGGCTTTCGGCTTTACAACCTCTTCGCCCCATTGGCGCAAATCCTCTGCGGATATTTCCCACGAGCTTATTGCGTCTAAACGTGGCTGTGTAACGGTTAATCTAATGGTGTGAATGTCGTACAACATATCATAAGCTTCTAAAGCTCCAGAGCCGTACAACTTCAATTGTGAGTTGTTCTCAGCTGATACCCTTAAACCCATACCGTACTTAAGATCAATAACCTCAAGCGTACCGTCTGCAATAATTATTACGTCACAAGTTCCGAAGCCCTCTTCGATTAAGTGCGTTATATCGACTTTTTGCTCGATCAATAAAACTGCATCGGGCGTAAGGCGTTTAGCCCCCGTGAACTGCTGTATCACATAATCAACATGCTTTTGTACATACTCACCCATATCTGAAGAATAGTATTTATTAGCTGTAATTTTATCAACCTCTAAATTGTATTTTTCTTCGTCAATTAAGTCC